AGAGGACGTTTAGACGCAAGAAGGACGCTGAAGAGCTTAGTTGCGGATTTGAGGAAATAAACATCTTATCGAAAAACAAAAGAGCATTATTTAGATATAGAGGATACAAAATATCGGGTAATTTTCTAATATTTTACTTGATTATTTAGAAAATACACCATATATTTGCAGTATTGATAATACAAGCCAAAGAGCTGATTAACGGATATGCCGTTGATTGGCTCTTTTTGTTTTTACAACACAAACTCAAAATAACACATGGCAAAGCCTTACAGTATCTATTTTCAGAAAAGTAAGCTGGGGAGTCCTGTTATTGACACCAAATCCCAATGGGGGATTGTGTGCAAAGACTTCCCTTTTACTGTATATGGAGATATTAAGGATTTGCCCAAAAGGGACTGGATAGACCAAGACGGAGAAGACACCTTTTTCCCCGAAGAACTCTACGTGCAAGCCTATGATATAGAAGTAGAGTTCGCCTATAAAGGTGATATGGGAACAGCCAATGAAAAAATTGTCGCCTTCCTGGACTATCTGATAGGAAAAGACGGTTACGGAACAGAATTAAAGGTTTATGACACCTATACCCAAATAGGCAGGCAGGGGGTTTATTTTAAATCTATAAAATCCGACCTTTTTGTCCGCAAGACAGATGAGGGAGATGTCGTAACTTTCAACATTACATTTCGGGTAACCGACCCTAAAACACAAATTATTCTTACGGCATAATGGGACGGTTTATAATATACAGCAAAGACGGGCAGACGCAACGATGTGTCGCTAACAAGTTAGAGTATAACGGAGAGTTCATGGGAGCTTGTTCCGTTAACATTACCGTTACGTCCCCCACTCCGATTGATTTTACAGTCGGGGACTATCTGATATACCGCGGAGAAAGATTTGAAATAAACTACGACCCTACTGAATTGAAGCAAGCCTCCAAAAATACATACGGAGAGGCTTTCAAATATGAGAACGTAGTTTTCAACTCTCTCGCAGACGAACTGACAAGATGCGAATTCCTGGACTATGTAAAAGAGGATAACTTAATTCACTACTCTTCCCTGCCTACATTCAGTTTTTACGCTGAAAGCATAAATGCTCTCGCAGAAAGAATACAGGTGAACCTTGACCGTATCTATAAAGGAGAGCAAAAATGGACGGTTGCAGTACACCCCGAATATGTTAATGAGACTAACAAATCCATATCAATAAGCAGTATAAACGTTTGGGACGCACTTGCTTTGGTAAATAGCGAGTTTAAGGCAAACTTTATCATAAGGGGACGAACGATAACAATAGGCACTGCCGGAATTGCAGTAGGAAACATGTTCGGCTATGGAAAGGGCAAGGGATTGTACTCCATACAAAAAACCGCGGATTCATCACAGAAGATAATTACCCGCCTAAGAGCATATGGTGGTACCAAAAACTTGCCGTACAACTATTATACAACATATGGTAGTCCTATTGTCGAAGCTCCCATCGAGGATGTATCTTATGGATATGACCCTAATACACATTTGATAGACGGTGCTGTTGTGACGCTTCCTTTTTACATGAAATTCCTATCTGACACAGCATTGTATGATGTGACAATCAATAGGCACTCTTATAAAATGAGAAGAGGTAGCTTTCTTGGGAAATGCTACGTTTTGTTGAATAGCGAAGCCGACAAGGACAACGTCCGCATAGGCGCAAAGATGCGGATAGAAAAAGGCATTGAGACGGACAATGTTCCAAGAAAGTACAAAAGACCTTCCGGAGCATTAGTTCCCAATAATATGGCTGTTAAAAACTTGATGCTTCCTGATTTTCCGGAAAAAACACTTGACCCATACCTTGATAGTAAAAACATAGATATTATCGGAGTTCGGGAAGGTTCGGTTTTCTTTGACGGGAGCGATACTTCTTTGCCGGAAATATATCCGTCTATGGAAGGAATGACGGCACAGCAGTTGAAAGACGCGGGAATAATCGTAAATGCTACCGGAGCGTTGGATGAAATCGCTTCCGATTCTGTGAATAAGGATAATACGCCAATTGTAGATGATGGTTACTTTGAAGAAGGGGAAACCATCCCACCGTTCAAAATATATCTCAAAGACATTGGATTTGACATAAACGATTACTTTACCGATGAAACTCCCACCATATCCATGAAAAGCGGAATGTGTGGTGGACGTGAATTTGAAATACTTAGAGATGCAAACAAGCCCGTAAAACAAGGTGATATGTGGGTCTTGACATGCAACAGAATCTATGATGAAGGTTTGAATCTTTATTTCCCATATAAAGATTTTACTATCAAAGCCGGAGATAAATTTGTGCTTTTGGGTATTGATATGCCGGATGTGTATATAAAAGCTGCTTCCCAAAGATTGCTAACAGCTTCCAAAGAATATCTTGCAAAAAATGATTATGTAAGATATACTTACGAGCCTAAAGTAGATGAAATATTTATGGCGCGTCACCCGGAACTGCATGGCAGTATAAAGGAAGGTGATTTAATGTTGTTCGAGGATGAAGACTTAAACATCAACGGGAGCATTATTATTGACAGCCTTACAATAAAGGAAGGAGACACTCTCATTCCAACGTATGATATTACCCTTCGCAATGATAAAGCGGTAGGAACTTTAGAAAAGATACAGAATCAGATAGATTCAATAGTAGGCGGGCAAGGCGGTGGAGGATTAACTACCCAACAAGTGGAATCAATCATTAAAGCCTTTGGAGAAAAGCTGTTTTTGAATAAAACCAAACCTGACCAAACCAGCTATTTAATAAAGTTCTTAGGTGGATTGTTTTCAGACTACATCCAGTCCATGAACTTTTCTTCCGGTGCATTGGGTGAAGGCTTTGTTATCAAAGTAGACAGCAAGACGGGTAAATCCTACATTGAAGTGGACGAACTCTTTGTGCGTATCAAGGCGATGTTCTCCGAACTGGAGATAAAGAAACTCTCTTATGCAGGCGGAAACTACATGTTCACTGCCGCCGGAATGAAATGTGGAACGGTGGAAGAACACGAGGATTTTTGGCGTTGCTATCTTTTGGTGGATGATGGAGAAACGGCTATCGAGAACCCGTTCAAGGAAGGTGACCAGATTCGTTTTCAAGACTTTAATATCAAACCGGGTGTCTACGAGAATGTGTCCAACCGTTATTATTGGCGTTTATGCGTAGGTGTTGGCGAGGATTACATAGACCTTAGCAAAACGGACTGTGATGCAAACAGCGACATACCGCAGGAAGGCGATAGTCTTGTACAGCTCGGAAACAGAACGGACAAGAAGCGTCAGAACGCAATCACCTTGTCCGTGTATGGCGATGATGCACCGAGTATCCATCAGTATGCCGGGATAGATTCCTATTCTTTAGCAGGCAAGGAAGTGACGGTTATCAGTCCGCAAGGCAACAAGTTCATGGGAGACTTTATCTTGAAAACGGGAATAAACATTATGACCCAGTTCAAGATATTGGAAGACTTGATTTACTCTGAAATCTCCAAAGTGCTTGACGAGGTGCAGGCAAAGGATAATTATCTGTATAACGCATCATTTGCAAGCAATACGAACGGTTGGGAGACAAAGAACGATGTTCGTTTCTTTACTGTGAACGGAAAGTTCTTATTGGTTAACGACAAGTTCTATTCCCGCAAGGATGCCATGGCTGCCGTTATCAGAGACGGGGATAGAAACGTGCTTCGTATTCTTTCTTCCGGAATTAAACAGTCAAATGCTGATTTAGCCAATAAACCGACCTATGAGGAAGGGGAAGAACCGGGAAAGTTCTTTATCTCTTTCCGGTATAGGGTAGCTACAGCCGGAACGCTGACAATAGGATTTCCCGGTCAGAACCTGTATTTCACTGAACGTCTTGAACCGGGCGAGGAATATGCAATGAAAGAGTATTCCGGCACATGGGACGGAACGGGCGATTTTGAGTTGAAGTTTACGGGGGATATATACATACACTCGTTGGCTCTTGCCGAAAACGCATTCGAGGATTTATATACAAAATTGAGTTCCGAAATAAAGCAGACTGCGGAAAGTATCAGGTTGGAAGTAAAAGAACTCTCGGAAAGCAACAACCAAAGGTTCTCACAGATTGAGCAGACAGCGGAAAACCTCAAATTGTCTGTTACAAAAATAGAGGAAGATGTAACGCAGTTGGGGCTGGACATCAATGGGGTTACCGATGAACTTAAATTATATGTCAAAAAAGACGGATTAGGTTCAGAAATCAATGTGGCACTTGATAACATTTCCGTGGTTTCCAAAAATATATACTTTACCGGAAATATATCCGCCAACGGGAATGTGTCTATTCAGGCAGACGGGACAATAAAGGCTATTGGTGGATATTTTGAAGGAGAGATAAATGCAAACAGCGGGGTGTTTAAAAATGTAAGAACTCCTAACAACTCTTTGGTGATAGACGAAAATGGGAATGTTAGCATTGTTGGCAAAATATCAACCGCTTCGTCAGGTACAAAAATAGAAATAGACCCAAATTCAAACAGCCTAAAGTTTTATAATTCAAAAGGATATGATGTGGGTGGAATTTCATTCCTTGATAGTGGAGCCGGAGGTACTTCTGTTACTTACCCAAGATTAAAATTAGACAATATAGCAAGTGATGGCAACTTAACTGGGTCTACCACCCTTTTTGCAGGGTCATTGTCAATGATTTCAAATTTAAGTGGGTCAAGATACCAAGTGTCTCTTGGCATCGACGGACTTTCTTTTTATAAAGATGGAAGATTAACTAAATCATACCCAAGTTCATGAAAAAGATAAATTTTAAACAATTACTGATTGCTACGGACATTACCCGTAAGCATTGTGAAAATATAGATTGTAGAGAGAATTTTGCGAATGTATTATACCGGAACGGTAACGGTATCGCATCGCATGCACTCGCTTTGAAGATATACAACTCCAATGAAGAGACAGAGTATAGTGATGAAGAAGTGTCCCTGATACAAGAGCATGCAAATGCTTTTTGCAAACCTTTCTTCATTGACGCGCTCAATCGTGCTATCAACAATCAACCGGAAGAAGTAACCGATAAACAGGAATAATTATGGCTTGGACAGAACAGGATTATCAAGAAATAGTTGCCCGTCTTATGGCTAACTCCATAGGGGTTAATGAAGTACCGAATGCGGACAAAGCGGATGATGTAACATCATTGCCTGCATTTAAACCTTCAGGAAGCAACAGTGAAGCTTCTGTGGTCAATTATCCTTTAGAATTTTTGAAAGGAGAACAAGGCGAGCCAGGTATACAAGGAGAACCTGGAAAGCCATTTAAGGTAGCCGGCGAATACGACACCCTTGAAGCCTTGAAATCTGCCGTTCCCGATGGTTCGGCAGTTGACGGGTTCATGGCTGTAGGCACGGAAGCCCCTTATGATTACTACGCATGGGTGAACGGTGAATGGGTAAGCCAGGGGAAGATTGGCGGCATGGACGAGGCGCCAACTGATGGAAAGGCATACGGTCGTAAGAATGGGGATTGGGCGGAAGTTTCTGATAAGAAATATGTCGATGACAGCATTTCAAGCGCTCGTAGTGTTGGCTACATGATGCAGTTTACAGAGATTGACGCCTCCGGGTTGGATGAAAATACGTGGTATCCGGTTACGATTGCTTCTGGAGAAAGAATGAACATACGAGTAGAAGTGCTGGTATCATTAGATAGCGGTACAAAACCGTCATGGTCTACACACGAGAGAGGATTTTCTACTCGCAAAATTTGGGAATTTGCTCCGTATGCTTGGGGCATTAATCGTGATAGCAAGACTACTATATACTTATCAGATTTCCTTCATACAGATATAGACCCTGTGAGGGGTTTAGGTAATTTGAGCCACTTTGATACATGCTATGTTTTTGTACGAGGTGGTGGTAAATACCACTTTTATGCTTCTCATGAAGCAAAAGTTATTCTTCATACTGATACATATGCACCAGGCGACCAAAGTGTTAGTCCAACTACTGAAACCCCTGCGGGAATAGTGGCGAATATAGCAACGAAGGAGTATGTGGATAATATCGGTTATGGCAAAGTTATTGATGTTGCCGATGGTTCTTTGTTAACTATCAATAAAAATATATGGGATACAGAAGCTTATGACCATGTTGTTAAAATATTTGGTTCTACTGATGTTATTAAGAATATGATTATAGATATTTGCAATAACCATACTAAATATTATATACATAGTTACTCAAGCTATAGAAATTGTATAGAACTTTCTTCTGTTTATGCTTATTATACTGATGAAGAAAGATATGAAATAGAATTTAATATTAGTTATTATACTTCTCAGGGACCTGTTTCTAAACGAATAGCAATAGCATTAAACTTATTTGATGACGATAAAAGTGATGATAGACTTTTTATTGAAGATATTCTTGTATCTGATAATCTTCAAAGAGTTGTTAAACGTACTAAATCTGAATATGATAGTATCGGTACTAAAAACGAATATACAATGTATGCTACAACAGATGCTTGATATGAGAGATAAGAATTTAGAGCGGAAATATAAACCCTGATATTAAAAAATGGAGATAGTTAGATATGGTTAAAATTGGAGCTACATCTATTAGTAATCTTGCTGTTGGAAATAAAAATATTGATTTGCTTAATATCGGCAATGCCATTTTTTATGCTGGCTATCCTTATCCTTGTGTTGGTGAGAATAATTTAACCCCCATTACTCTTCAGCAATACATAGAGTTGCCTTATTTTGGAAACCTGCAAAATCGTCAAGTAGCCCTATATTTTTCAAAATATATAGAAAGTTTTGAATATAGAATTGTATTAGCTGGAATAGATAGCGGTTTTAAAGTTTGTCCTCTTAATGAGCAAGTAATTCCTGGTGTTTACGGTTCTGTCACGAATTATGGTAATTATGCTGTTCTATTAGGTATGTGTGCTCCTCGTTATATTGCCAACGAAATGAGCGCTCCAACGATGCTTACTGAATTTAAAATTGATGGTAAATTATACAGCTATAATTATATAAGAAAGTAATTATAAGAATTGAATTTAACTTATTTGATTATGAGAGTAAAAGTATTTTATGAAAACTGGTTTGCCAAACTCATCCTCTTTGGCAGCTACACAACAATTATGTTCTTCGGCTTTATCCTTACGAAGTTGAAAGAGTTGTCCGAAACAATCATACGCCATGAACGGATACATCAGAAACAGTTCTTCGAGTGCATGGAGATAGCGGCTATCCCATCCGTATTGTTGGCGTTTCATGTCAGTGCATGCTGGTTGTTACTTATCCCGCTATTCTACTACATCCTTTATCTGACAGAATGGTTTGTTAGCTTCGTGTACCATCTGTTTACAGACAACAAGATTGGGGACGGCAAGGTCAATAAAAACGCTTACCGTGCGAGCGCATTTGAAATGGAAGCCAAACTCAACCAAGATAATTCGAACTACTTGAAAGAACGCAAATGGGGAGCGTGGTTCCGCTATTACGGCAAGATATAAAAATCCCGTCCTACTCTCACGAGCAAAACGGAATGACAGTAGTTAGCTTATTGATAAGAGACACAAAGATAGGAATAATTGACAAATAACGATAAGATGAAGAATAACATTATTACCCAAAGCATACCGGGTGGTTTCTCGGTAATAGCAAGCAGTTTTATTGCGCAGTCATTGGAACACATGATACCGTGGCTAATAGTAACATTTTCAGTCGTTGTATGCGATTTAATGTTCGGGATAAGGAAATGCCTGCTATTGGGTGAAGAATTTCGGTTTTCAAGTGCCGTGCGCCGTACTATGGGTAAAATGGTGACATACTTTGCCTTTGTTTGTATGGTGGTGATGATAAACATTGCTTCCGGCAATAAATGGAATATTGATGTGTATTCATGCTTGTTTGTCTGCTTCATAGAGTTCTGCTCTATCATAAGCAATATCTTAAAGCCAAAGGGATATAATTTCAACTTACTGAAAGCGTTGGGATTGTTCGGAAAGAAAGTGCTCGATGTCGAGAAAGAAGATATGAATGAAATAATAACTAAAGAAAAGGAGTAACAAAATGAAAAAGAAACTGATTATCGCAGCGATTGTTATCGCTATCATCGTGGGAGTTATGCTTTACATGCACTACACACCGTTTTGGGTGAACTTGACTACTGTCGTATCATTCGGTGTCGGTGTTGTTGCCGGATGGGTGGCTCGTGTGGTTTATGACAAATATTTTAGAAAGGAGGAATAGCATGAGATACTTTACAATTGTAGAACTGGTTAAAAGCGAAACGGCTGATAAGAAAGCTATAGACAACAGATTGCCGCAAGAACTGCTTCCCAATGCACAAGCGTTGGTTGACAATGTCCTCGACCCGTTAAGAGAGGCTTACGGAAAACCTATCACAGTGACAAGCGGATACCGTTGCCCCGCTCTTAATAAAGCAGTAGGCGGCTCTAAAACGAGCGACCACATGAACATGTGTGCTGCCGATATTGTCGGTACGCCAAATACTCCGAAAGAGAACAAAAGGCTGTTTAATCTTATACAAGAATTGAAGCTTCCCTTTGACCAGGTTATTGATGAGAAAAACTTCTCATGGGTACACGTCAGCCACCGAAGAGAAGGAAACAGAAACCAAGTATTGAAACTCTAAAAAGTAAACATCATGGCAGCAGAAGTTTTATCATTTCAACAAGAAGAAGGCAAAACAGCGTATTACGCAACGTTTGTCAGTGACGGTAATCCCGTTACCATACAGATAAAGAACAAGGGCGGAATGGTGACTGTATTTGCCAATATCGAGGGCATGAATCCTATCCCGCTTTCCCCAAATGCCAATCAAGCCTTAGGTCCTTCCAATGTGATATTTCGTCTTATTGGCATAGCGGCAGGTATGGAAATTACAATAAGAAGTGCTACGAAAGTGTCAGAAGCCAAAATGATTAAAGAGGGATAGCCTATGAAACCAATCATTATCCCTCACATCAGCATTCCTATAATCGGCATTCCCGTAATCAGCATACTTACCATAGGGTTTCCCGGTGCTGGCGGAAATAAGCCGCATCCATTTCCTGATGAAGGGTATTTATTATTAGCCAATGACGCTCCATTGTTGTTGACTAACGAAGAGCCGATATTGCTTACAAGTAAAAATAAATAGTAGTATGGAAGAGAAAATAGAAAAAGGACAACAAATTGGACAACTCCCCAAAAGAGACGTTTTGACGGGTAATGAGCAGTTTCCATTTCAAGAAGACAGAGAAAACGGTTCTATCACCCCTAACGTCCTAAAGAGTTTTATTAGTTCCGGAAAAGGTGGATATATGAGCTATATAACCGAGTATAATGTTTCCATTCATCATCCTTCATTCGGGATTGATGGCAGTAATAGATATACATTAGAAGGTGCTATTGTTCAAGTTCCGGAAGATATAAGAACAGCCGGTCTAAAGGTGTCATTCTTGAACAATAGCGGACTTGTGGAGACATGGGAATTTGCAGGTGGAGCATTTGAAAATATCGAGAACTGGAAATCAAATGAAGATAAATTGACTGACATTAGAGATGAAGCAATCAGTAAAATAAAGGAAGTTGAAAGCGATGCTATTTCAAATTTCAGTTCCCAGCGTGTTATCCCTGATATGCTGTCCGAATCAACCAAGCAATTTATTAACGCAAGTGGTGGCGGTACAATAAACAATCTTGCGGATGACGAAGACCTTGTGTCTGTAGACAAAGGGGAAAACTTAAGTGTTTTAAAATTTGCTGACCGCCCTTTTAGTCCTGACAGATTCAGCGGCAAGGGGTATAAGATATTGCGTAGGAATATTGTTGGTAGAAAGAATATTCTTACCCAGGAAATGATAAATCAGCCTGATACTATATACGAAATCAGGTATGATTTTGATTTGGATGGTAAAACCATAAATCTTCCCAGAAGGACTAAAATACTGTTTAATGGCGGTAGTTTGAGCAATGGAAAAATTAACTCAAAAGCTCACATTGAGAATTTTGGTGTTGATGGAAATTTTACATTTAAAGATGTGCAGTTCGGAGCCTACAGTGCTGTCATGGATTTATCCAGCTGTATTCTTCCTACAATAGAAAAAGATGGAAATTATGGTTATGATTTGTCGTTTGTATTGAATACGATAAATAAATGGAAAGCAGATAATCATTATAACCTTAATCTTAAGATTGTTTTCCCATGGTCAACACTTTATTTTATAAAGGAGACCATCTATGTTGATAAAAATGTTTCAATAGATTTTAACGGTTCGATACTTGTTCCGATAAATAGCCTTGATTTTTGTTTTTCTGTTTCTTCCCAAAACCGGATGTACGATGATACCAATACAGGTAAAGTTCAAGGCTCTTATATAAAGAATTTTGTTATAAATGATTCTTTTGGTACAAGATCTAAGTTTATGTTTGTTGCTGACAATCATGAGATTTCCAATGTAAAGGCAATTAAACTGTCAAATACTTTATTAACCTATGGCGGATATATCGAAGATGCTCCGAATGATGTTAACTATATTGACTTTAAAAATATACATGATATTGAACTGAGTAATGAAGTTCGGAAATTTGACGATATTGTTATCGGTAAAGGTGATGGCTGTAGGTTGGACGGTATCCATGGATGTAAGATAAAGATAGAAGGTTCCCAGGGATTTGTCGCATCTAATTGCGTTAACTGCGGTTTCGAACTGCGGGGAAGTCAGGGTGTGATAATCAATCATCATGATGAAGAGGCCAAAGGGTATATACTGACTAATTCTTCATTGACTATGGTTGCTTCAAAGATATGGAAACATAATAGGAACTTGATAACTATAGCTGATGATACAGATTACATGCTATATGGGAATAAGATTTGTGCTTTATCCAAATTAGTTCTTAATGATGTCATTATTGCCGGTTCATTGCATCTGGATTTTGGGCTAATACCTAAAACTGTTTATGATATTTTTTGGGATAATGCAAAATGTGATACTGCTCCAAAGATTATTCTAAACAACGCAAGGGTAAAGTCTTCATCCTACAGAGAATTTTTTAATACAGCCGGTGAGTGTTTACTGTCAAACGTCAGCTATACGGACATCTGCCAGCCACATGGTTACACTTCTGAGTTAAATAGTATCACGGCAAAGCCTGCATGGTTTGAATCGGATTTGGCTATAAGGGATTTGTCCGGTTCAAAATATGATGTGTTTTACCTTTATGATGATATGAGAAAGGCAGGCGTTAAACTGAACGAAGTGGTTTTTAATGCTACTCCCAAACCGTTTGAAGAGCAGAAATATATTGCGACAATATGTTTGTCTAAGGATTTTAGTGACATACATTATGGAACGTTGCTTTTTTATCACAAAAATAAGGATGTAATAGATTACAAATATTCTCTCGGATTAGATAATTTTGAATTTCATACAGTCAATGAATATTGGGACAATGGAGAGGATGGTTATCTGTTTTTTGACACCGGTAATGCCTTGAACAACCGTATTTTTAAAACATTATCTTCCTCTTTAGATAAATACAATGAGTGTTCTAAGTATATAAAGAACGGCATTAATTGTATCGCTTATTTAAGCGAGATACCTCAATATGGAGAATGGATAATAGGCGATATGGTAGTAGTTGATGGAAACACATATGCCTATAATGGAAAATTATGGTTGGATGCAAGCGGTACTCCGTCTTCTGTTGCCAGGTCAGGGGCAACAGGAGAGAGACCACAAAATGTTTTGGCTGGGTTCTGTTATTTTGATAAGACAATAAATAAGCCTGTATGGTGGAATGGTTCTTCATGGACAGATGCCAGTGGAGCTACGGTGTAATGTTTTACTAATTGTTTAATTATTTATGGTATGATAAATAATATCTTAGGTGCGGTGGTATATCTGTCCACCGCCATAGTATTCGGTGGCAGTACTGCACTGCTGATGCTCTTTATCAAGGAGAACAGCGACCGTTGCCACTACTATAACGGCAAGTGGAACAAAATAGACTTGCTGTGTGGAGCTGTCGCAATATGTGCGGGTATGGTTGTAAATCATTATTTGTTGAGGTTATGAAAAAACTACCCTGGCTATTAGTTGTATTGCTGGCAATCGCTTGTGTGGCGGTTTGGTTCCGTCCGCACGAGCCTTTGCCGGCAGAAATCCGTACCGAAACAAAGATACAGACGGTTGTCAAACTTGATACGGTTATTATCTCCGCACCGATAGCTGTCTTTTGGCAGATATTGCCGAATGACACAGTACGTATAGGTGATACCTTGCTTCATCGCAAACGGGTTGTGTATGAAGATAGCCTGTATCGTGCGGTGGTGAGTGGATATGTAGACCCTCGGCTGGATAGTATGACTGTGTATCCGAGAACGGTTTATCAGACGGTGACGAATGACGTCTATCATCCGGTCCCCGTTAAGTCGAAGAAAAAGCGTTGGGGATTGGGGTTGCAGGCTGGGTATGGGTATCCGGGCGGCATGTACGTAGGCGCAGGAATAAGTTATAATCTATTTGTATGGTAAGAAAGAAATTAACGATGTAGAAGTTGGCTTGTAGCTGACACTCTTTCGGGGCTTAGAGTATAAAGAAAGCCCCCAACGAAATCACGTTGATATTGCCACATAAAAACATGATAAAGCATAAGACCCTTTCCGTTGGAGGCTTTAATATCTTCAACACGGTATCTTATGCTTTGTTCGTATATAATCAAATATTTTATGTGGCAGGGCAAAGATAAATATAAAATTCAGAAAAACTATGTGTAAGTCAGAAATCTTTGCCGAAACAATCAATCTCGTGGCGCAGGAGACCGAAATTACCGCCAGCCGAATACTATCTTCGGATAAGGATACGGAAACCGTAGACGCCCGCTATTTGCTTGTACAGTTGCTTGTCGAAAGGGGAATGTATCCTTCGCAGATAGCTCCTAAAATCCACAAAACCAAACGCGCGATAAACTACATGATTTCCAATTTTCAGGAACGTATGGAAGGCGGGAAAATGTTGAGAATATATTGGGAAAACATTAGGAAAGTGTTGGGAAACAACTGATTTCATGGCAGATTGCGTATTTATACTTTTGTGATGCGGTTGATTTTGACCGTAATACAAAATATAAATCTCTATGGAAAGAACGTATGTCTTCAATCAAGACGGGAACAACGGAAATGGTGGCGGAAGCAGATTCGACATCATGGCTATGTTGCCCAACTTGATGGGAAGCAAGGGTGTAGATCCCGGGCTTCTCGCTTTACTGAACCAGGGACGTGGCAGCCAAGACCAATGGGGCGGCTCGTGGTGGTTCATCTGGATTATCCTTTTGTGGTTCTGTTGGGGCGGCAACGGCTTTGGCAACCGCTTTGGCAATGGTGGCGGTCTGCCTGCCGAGCTTAACGGTGATGTCGGTCGTGAATACCTGATGTCAGCTATTCAGGGCAATGGCAATGCCATCAACCAGCTTGCTTCTTCTTTGAACTGCTCTACCCAACAGTTACAGAGCGCCCTGTGCAACATCCAGGGACTTATCGCCAATGTAGGAAATCAGGTGGGCATGTCAAGCCAGCAAATCATCAACGCATTCCAGTCCGGAAATCAGGCTGTTCTTACTCAGATTGCAGATTGCTGCTGCAGGACTCAGAACGCCATTACCACAATGGGCTATGAGAACCAGCTTGCGATGTGCAATCAGACCAACGCGCTTGTCAACACAGCCAATCAGAATGCCCTTTCATTGCGTGACGGTGCGACCGCCAATACCAATGCTATCCTTGCGAAGCTGGACGCCATGCAGAACCAGGCATTGCAGGACAAGATTGCGGCTCTTACAGCAGAAAAAGCCACTTTAACTGCTGAAATCTCCCAACGTAACCAAAATGCTACTATCCTGAATTCAGTAGGACAACAGATTGCTCCTTTGGCAGCAGGTTTGCAGGCATTGCAGTCCGATGTCGATGGAATAAAATGCAAGATGCCTAACACTGTTCCGGTTGTTTACCCTAATATTCAAGCCATCAACACAGATTGTTTCCGTGCTGCGGCTTTCGGTGCTTACGCCGGTGATGCAATGTATGGACGTGGCGGTTGTGGTTGTAACAACTACTGGGGTTAATTCCGGTAAGAAAGGGGGTAATTATGTGGCCTAACTTTTTTACAGGATTTCCTTTCTTGTTCCCTACTATTGGAAGGGCTAATTTCAATACCCTTCCTACGGTAGCCGTAACAGTCGGCACGGAGAACGTGACTTTGGAACTTCCTAACCATGCGTTCCGTAACAGAAGCTATGTAGGCGGTTTCTATGTCAGTCTCCGCCAGGCAATACCAGCCGGCACGACTGCTACACTCCCGATACTGATAGGGACTAATGGGGATACAAGACCGTTGCTGGCTTACAACAATGAGCCGGTGACTGTCGGCAACCTTGCCGGAACGGGTATCTACGAAATTCACTATAACAAGTACACCAACGAACTGTTCCTTGTTAACGGTGGGTATCGTCCGACAACCGCATCGACACCGACTCCGACAGCAGAAGCAACCGCTCAAAAGAGCAAGTAGTTAACATGGGGCTTTGTGGTTGTTTCCAAAATGGGAATAGCCACTCCCCTTTAAAATCAAACCAATATGTTTCAATCACTTCGTACCAATAACCAGTTGTATATACTTCATAAGGATGCTAACCCGTTTATCGAATACGGTCCGGTAGTCAGCGTTTCCGCTCCCAAGCCGAAATATCCTATGGCATCTCCTATGGGACAGTTGCCCCAAATGGAAATGGTTGTGGACGTCGTTGTCTGTATCAACGGGCAGAACACGACTTTCCAAAATCTACCTGCCGGCATGGATATAGCCGACTTCGGACAGAACGGCAATATCGTAGTGTCATGCTCTCGTGATGCGATGAACAACGAGGTCGCTTCTATGAAGCAGAAAAGCATAGACATTATCAATAGCATGGACTTCCACAATTCCGTCATTGCGGGATGTGACAAGATGCTGACGCTCTTGAACCCCGAATTTGCAGAGAAACAACGTCAGGAGCAGGAAATATCATCTCTGAAAGGGCAAATGGCGGAAATGAGCAAGAACATGTCCGACCTTATGGATTTGAACAAACGGCTTATGGAACAGCTCGGAGTTGCTGAAACATCTAAAACAAAGAAATAATATGGGAATGTGGGAAATATTGGAAGAAGGACGCGGAGAATATGACCGTGACTTCGGTATGAGAGGCGGTAATCCTATGGAAGAAGCCTATAGAGAGGGTTGCCGTTATGGTTACGAGAAAGCCATGCGTGAAATGCAGGGCGGTGAAATGGGCTATCGTAACAGCGGTGGTTCACGCGGTGGAAGCTATAGCGGCGGCTCAGATATGGGCGAACGCCGTATGCCGGGTTACTTCCCGGAATATCCGGTTTACAGCGAACGCCGCGGTTCACAGCCTTACGGTGATGATATGGGCGAACGCAGACGCAGACGCGCCAACGGAGAGTTTATGTAATGGAGAGGGGATTATTCCCCTCTTTTGCCAATCACTTAAAATCAGGAAAATATGAAACAAAGATTAGATACATACGACAGAATACCGCCTGCAATGGCTGACTATCTCAGCCAGTACGGATGGCATTTCAGCAAGAAGATGTGCCTATGGGCTGTTTCCCGCATGAAGATGGAAAACAAATCTACGGGCAAGGAGGAAAAACTTGAACCAATCAGCAAAGAGCAGGTAGAGGAACTTCTTAAAAAGTACAGTGTAAACCTGGAGAAGGACGCAGGATACGACAGCGTTTACGTGGCAAACATGGCGAAGTCGGATTACTACAAAAGTTCTATCACTGACGAAGCACATCTCGCATTGTTCATTAAGGATTACATAGATGATGTGGACGCTTACAATGGAATGCCTTTCACTCGGTTCTATGCCGACTGCATAGGCTCCGGCAATCCTATCATGTGGGAACAGATGATGTAGCCTATGATAATACAGGAATTTTACATACCGGATTATGATTGGGAAGTAAGGGTATATTATGCGGTGGACTGCTATTATACCGACCGTATCATCGCTGACCTTCAGCGGGTGGGATGCAGGGGGCTGGATTTGGTGAATGCCTATAAGAACATGCGCTCCTGCAATCTGAATACGGGTATCACTTACTCCAATATCCGAAACAGGCAGACCGTAATGGTTATAGCCCTTACTTCTTCCCCGGCAGAGTTTCAGAACTCTTTCGACCATGAAAAGGGGCATCTATGCCGGCATATCTCACGGGCGTTCGGCATCGACCCGTATGGAGAAGAAGCGCAGTACCTTAGCGGATATGTGGGACAGAAGATGTTCCCGGTAGCGAAGAAATTTTTGTGTGAACATTGCAGACGTAGCTTATGTGGAAAATAGTACAAGCCATTTTATCAGGCAAATCACGGGAAGAAGTATATAACATGCTTTCTCCCGAACAGAAAGAGACGCTGAACAGCCTTGCCATAGCAAATGGTATAAACCGCCAACAACGTAGAAAACTTGAACGTGATGCGAAAAAGGGATTACATAGATGAACTGCTTGAATTGGCGGACAATGTCCTTTACATGGACTATTGCCGCCTTTTCCGGGTTATCCAATGGAACGTTTAGAACGCTTTGAACGAGTTCTCCATTGGGTTATACCGCTTGCCGTTTTGGTGAGGGTATTAGCTTGGTGTCTCTAATTCTTTTGCTTTAACCGTATGATTTCTGCCCCACATTACTGCGTTATACAGCGAAGTGGCATACATCTTAATCTCATCCTTGCTTTCAAGGAAATCAACCTTAGAGGCTGCTATCATAGCCTCTGCATAAATCTCTTTGTTTAAAATATTATTCTCTTTCATATTATCTGCATTTAACTTTTGTAAGTCCATACTTAGCCAATCTTAGATATATCGTCCTTACACTTACATTCAGCATCTCTGCCATTCTGCGGGGTGGTATCTTTTCTTCCTTGTACAACTTGGTAATGTTTTCTTCCGAAAGTGGGTCGACAAAAGGTTTCTTCGGCTCTGTTATCCCCATCCGTTTACGTGCTTTCGCTGCATATGCTTCATTTTGTTTGTCTTTTGTGACGTAAATAACAGTGGTCTTGTTAAGGCGTAGAGGGAACAGCCTTCTTTCCACTTCCTTGTGTTGTTCGGCAAGGCTTTCTACATCCCCGTTGACCGTAGTGTCAATCTTCTTGTATTTGTCCGGGATGCGGGAGTGTCTGTCTCTGATTATTCTGTCTGCTTTTCTCATTGGTTCAATATTTTAATAGCTCGCTCAACATCATCTTTCGACAATCCCAATAGGGTATCAGTCTTTACAAAGTGTTCAGCTTGCTCAAGAAGCATATCGCTATCATCATCCAGTATCACGTAATTAAAATCAACCCCAATATCTTTATAGTTCCAATTTTTCCCATTTTCAGAGTGGATATGAGTGTCAATCCATTGTTTTATCTCAACTCCACGAGGAATGCTAAGATGAATACCTTGCATAATGTAGGCATACGCTCTTATAGTTACTCCTATAATCCTATTTGCGTATGGAAACGGGAAAGGAACCAAATGCCCTATGGTAGTAAGCTTGCATTTCGTATCTTCTACCGTGTTTCTTCTCCAAGACGAAGAAATGACAATTTTGGCATCCGTAGCATCTATAATCTTGCCAAGTAAATCACACGCATCCTTATCAAGTGCATAATGTGACTTTTTCGTGGAAATTACTCCGTCTATATCAAGAAATATAATTTTCATGTTCAATGTATTATACTAAATTTATGATACCACTTGTCCGCATGGCTGAACCATCCTATAATAAATGATTTACCGAAGAGGGTTGCTTTGTATAGTTTACTCATATGCCTATTTCTTTTGCGTAGCGTTTCAATTCTCCAATGGAAAATAATCTCTCTTTCTCGTAAATCCCGGCTGCACTATGTTCAAGACTACATCCATTGGAATAATGCCACCCTTCAAGGAATAGCACAGCATCGCATTGAAGAAGGGCGGTAATATCCCTGCCTATATGCTCTTCATAACTCGTGTCCGGATTTGAAGACACCTCTAAGGGAGATACCGCTTCAAAACCAAGTTGTTCTATAAACTCGGAAGCGGATTTGCATCTTTTCTCAACATCTTTTATGTCATACCCGGTGATAGGCAGACTGATATATATTTTCTTTTTACTCATGTGTTTCTTTGTTCTTTAATTTATCAAGGAACTTGCTATCTCCCGAATAATCCGCACCGATAGCCTTTTTACTTTCAACAATCTGTTCCAAAAGGGTTATAGCTTCCTTTTTCACTTCTTCTACTTCATTATAACCGCAGGCTTTATCAACCAACTGCTCCATAGTCGATTTAGGCTTGGAAAGCTGTTCTTTGAGCTTGTTTAATCTCCAGTAGCAGTAATCAATTGTGGCGACGTGTTCTAAATTACTCATAGTTGCTTTTTCAATAATTCCGGGCTGTCGTAAATATTGCCTGCATATCTAATCCCGAACATATCTATCATTTGTCCTATTGGCTTATTTCCAAGATTTTGAGACAGAACTTCTAATAGCACAAAAGAACCGATTTTATCACTATACACTACTTCACATAGTACACCAGTGCATTCAACCAAATCATGCTCATATATTTCTCTATCATTGTATTTAACTCCCGTGAACTGCCCAACAGTTTCAGCCCATACGTCATCGCACCGGCAGTTTTCCGGAGAATATATCTTTGCCTTGTCTGTGAAGATAAGTCCGTTTTCGTCCCTTCCGGCAGTATAGAAAAAAGAGAGAAATCCATATATCCATTTCCCCGTATCAGTACTTTTTCCTCTGAATTTTATTTCACGTTTCATAATCAATATCTTTTCTCGTTTTTAATCAATCAGTTCAAATTCATATACGAAAACATAAGGATTGGATGCCCATGTACCTTTGCCGGAGACTTTATCTATCAGTTCTGCGAATGCGTCACGAGGATCATTGTAGTCGGGTATATCTGCGTAATGGAATGAATAAAAAGGAATATCCTTTTGTCCAGCATCCCATTTAAAAATTCCTTCCTTAAAGCAATCTTCATCGGATATGTTCTGCAACCGTTCTATCTTGATGTCGGTAATGCGGATATGATGGGGCATGAGGTCAGCACGGACAAACATTTTATTTTTCCAACCGGGTGCGAATTTAGTTTTAGTATAAAATCCTATTCCGTCCCTATCATTAAGTGCAATTTCGGGATTCATCCCTAAACTTTCATAACATTGTGCAATAGCAAAAACTTCACCAACCTTGTACTTCGGCTGAATAAACATTGGAACAAAGTCATTACAGTCCTTATCATATACAAGAATCTCAAAAAGGGGGCTAACATCATCTGATTCAGTAATCCTAAAACATCCAGCAGGATTTTCTTGATATGCTTTCGGACACTTAATGATTCTTCTTGTCTGCGTCTTCCGACCATCCAATACAGCCTGGGTTAGACTGTATTTATCTGAAAAAAATATCTTCTTCATTTTATTATACATGTTTATATTCCCATTTAAAACCTCCTGCGGTCTTTGACCGACCTTTAGCGCAGTTGGTTATTGAAGTTATACATATCTTATTCTCTTTAGCGGCAGAGGTAATGTTTATATATTCCTCAATAAAATTTCCATTACAATCATATTTGATTATAGATTTTCCATTTTTATATCTAGTATCTTTATCGTCCGCAAATCTCCAAATAAAACCTATACATGTGTTGTGTTTTGGTTTTCTTAAACAACACCAATTTATTCCTGATTGAGCACACCCTAATGTTCTTGCAGCAACAGATGCAGACTCCCATTCTCTAACAATATTTCCGTTCAAATCATATTGAATGATTGGCTTACTCTTGCTTTTTGCTATTTTTTCGTTGTGACTGCCATAGTTGTTATTGTAATTCCTATCGCACCATTCAAGATTTTCAACAAAATTATTTTGTCTGTTTTCGTCTTTGTGATTGATGCAATCGAACTTTTCTGGATAGGGATTTTCAATAAATAATTGGGCGACTAATCTGTGTATTCGATATGTGTATATCTTTCTGTCTTTTTGAATGCGAATTGTCGGATAACCATATTTATTAAGATGAAACGATTTTTTCTTATGATTTTTAGAAAAACGAACATTCCCATAATTTGATACATCCAAATTGCACTCATTTAGGGTGATTGATTTCCAAATCTCATTGAACATTATCTTCTTCATTGTATCTTTTTTTTAACTCTTTCAAAACAATCTCCACACCTTTATCCAGTCCTTTCTTGTAACCGGATACATGCTCACCTATGTTGTAAACCAAGCATCCTGCAACGATAAGAATAACTCCTACAGTCCTATGCCAATAGAGAAAGGGTACACTGAACGGTGAGAATGTCAGTCGGAAGTGACCGATGAATAATGCTGATATGATGAGTATCGCAAGAGAAAATATTAGGTTTGCTTTCATAATTATATACTCTTATTTGTTAATCATTAAACAAATCAACAGCTTTCGCAACCCAATACCATATCACGAAATAAAAAGCGTATTTGGCTAATCTTTCGCAAGCTTGTGAAGGCTCTAACCCGGCAATGAAATTCCACGTATTGTACTCATATACACAAATTAGATATGATATAACGATAGCAACCAGTATATATATAAATCTTCTCATAATCATATAAGTTTTAATGCTTCTTGTATCCCGGCTTCCAGTACTTCCTCGTAGCTTTTATAATGCACCAAAGGTCTGCCGGATAATCCTATCGAGCCATGGTTCGGAATTGTCAGTATATCATATAACCAATAGTCTCTATATATATAGGTTATTTCAATATGTAGGTTCTTGGTTTCACGCAGCCACTTTTGGGCGATATACAATGTTGGACACAAAAATTCAACTGGTTCGTCATCTATTTCCGTACAACACGACATACTTTGCGGAAGGTCATATTTTGTAATAACCTTATTGCGGCCTATTAGGTGTTCACACTTCCAATTGAAGCCCTTATCTTTCAGCTGCTTCGCAGTCTCTAATGTTACAAGTTCTTCGGTCATGGCTATTGTTTTTTCAAATTAATAATCTTCGTTTCGTAGTTGTCAAGCCCCTTTTTATGGGTACGGATAATCACTATACTATCATTGAGATAAGTCACGCTTCCCTCACTTGTACGGTGTTCTATAGGGTATTCTCCAGAGTTATTGCACCCGAATAGTGCAACTGTTGCCAAAATGATAATTATTTTCTTCATACTTTAAAGTGTTCAATCAGTTCGTTTACGGTAGCCTTGTGGTAATTGTCAATCTCAAAATCATTAGGCACCCCATAGAAATCCATTCCAGATAAACCTCCATCAGAGCCATCCCGGTATATACCCCAATCGCCCTTACCATTAGTGAATAATTGATTGTTGTCTGTATCATCCCTTAATGCAGCGATAGCTAGGAAAAGTTCTTCGTTGGTTCCGCAATCAACACTATCGGTTTCGTCAGGATGTGGAATGTTACTGAAAAACTCAACACTATATAGACTGTGTTCGGGTTCAGTGAAAATACATAAATCTTCGTTAAGTTCCGCCCCAAACAATCTATATCCCAACTTCTCCAACTTCTTCCGAAGCTCCGGTGTATTCTTTCTTATGAAACACGGTGTTGTAAATCCCATAGTTATTCCTCCTTATCTATTTTTGATTATTTCTCCAGCGTTTTTAGGTGTTTCACGATAATAAGATGTAACAGTTACTTTGCCACGCTCAACAAATGCTTCGCAACCAATAACGGCACAAACAGCATTAAACTCATGACACACAGATAGCAGTGAACATCTTTTACAGTTAATTTTATATTGTACCGCTTCATGCAGCACTCCGTCTATTATTATTCCGTTCTTTACTTCCATGATTACAACGTTAAGATTATATTGGTTTTTATATGCTCTATGGGGGAAACAGCTAACGCAGATTTATCATTTTCTCTGCATATATAAAACATGTTGCTAACTTTTAAACCCGTTTCGGTTTCAAGTTTTTCCAGAATATGAGCTATCTCCATTTCGGCTTTCGCTTTCTTGTTTTTTGCTTCTTCTATATCCATGGTTATTTCCCTTCCAATTTCTTTATTAGTGCATCAGCCACCCTCAAAGAGCCTATTGCAATATCATCATAAGTTTCACTGTCATCGTTTATTCCTAAAGCAATACAATACCCTTGCATAGCGGATTTTGCCAATTCATATCTACGTTGTTCCCAATCAATATTATCAGACCTTTCTTGAAGTATTTCAACCTCATCAAAACTTAATTCAATAGGACTCCCGTAACTATCACACTTGTCAAGTGTGACACGTGCGTAATCAGAAATATTGATAATTTCTCCAGTCTCTTTTATTCTCGCTTTCATTATTTACCCTTCTTTTCAACATATCCGTTTTTAATACACCAGCACAGCATCTCGTAGGCTGAATTAATAAGTTCCTTACTCTCTGTCAGGTTTAATATAGAACGCGAATAAGGCTCCATATATAAACATGTTCCGCTATTTGCAAGCTTCTGTAAGGTTAGTACATGTGTGCCAATAAAACAAGGCAGCTTATCGAGAATGTCCTGCAAAGTGTAAGTTTCATGATAATAGTCGTAATTCGTATCGGCATCCGGAGAGGTTACAACCATGTTGTCTGAATCTGATTCATTCCACTCAAAACACATGCTTCCATCGCTTGTATCCAGCCCAAGCTCCTGCAAATGTTTCATCTGTTCGACTGATAATACTTGTTTTGATTTCATAGTTTAGTCCTCCGTTTCTGTTTCAAAAGTGTTGTATTCAATATCGGCATTACTAACGCATTTGGGCATGTTCTTATCCCGTTCTTCCTTACTCAAATAAAGAAATATATCTTCGTCTGGATTGGAAGAATAACTATTCCCGTTCCAGACTGTTCTAATTATTCCATATATCTTCATATTCAATCTCTTTTCTCCTTTAACGCATAAGAAACAACACAGCAGCTACAGCCCAACCGGACAAAGCCATCATGTAAAATATGAATTTTGTATAACCAATCCATTTAGCTTCTCGATTGAATTTATTTATTGCTCCTTTTAAGTCTCCGAACCGTTCTTCAATGTTCCACATCACATTTTCTTTGACAATTTTCCTGAATCTCTCCCGTACATTCTCTGGAATGTAGAATCTGTCATCTTTATAGAAGAAATATGTAGAACAATTAATATGACAGTAGTCATTATAGTCCCCAGTATCTATATTGATTGTTATTTCTGCCACGCCTTTTTCTTTCCATAGGTCAATGGCGCGTTTTTCAATTTCTTTCTCATTGAGCTTGGCAAGGTCCGCAAGCTTGCTATACTCATATTCGTCTAACTGTACAATCTTTCTCATATTTAATCTCCTTTCTCCTTAATCCGTTCCAGTACATCCTTGTTGGCTTCGAGTATCTCATCGAAAGAGGGGATGGGAAACCATGCAACAACATCATCTATCACTTCATCATAAGAACCGCCATCCTTTTTTATCCATTCGTCTTTAGATGAAAAATATGCTCTAAATACATCGCCATTCGTAACCATTACAATACAATCATCTGACGAGTCATAACCAGCCTTGTCTTTAACGCTTATCCAAGGCGATTGCTTTGACTGCCAGTCTGCACCTTTCTTAAAAGCCCGTAATGCAACCGATTTTGCCAATGCCTTGATAGCTATACTGTCTCTTTCATCATAGGCAAGCTCTGCATCTTTATTATATGTACTTTCACTCCAATGAGTGCGGGCTGCTTCTTCTACTGTCTGTTTCATAACTTATCCTTATTGAATGTTCTGATTTATGTAGTTCACAATCTTTTCCAACTTGCTTGAAGCAAAATTGGTTTCATGATTTAATCCTCCATATTAGGTAGTAAATCTTCGATGTAAGCAAATCTATCTACCTCACCCCAAAGACTTTCGATTGTCAGATCAGTGAGGTTATCATATACCTTGAATTTGCCGTTTTTGAATATAACCAAAGCTGTTTTTTGCGCTTTATACGTTCGATTGTTACTATGCCATACGCTATTGATACGCCATTCAGAGCCGTTTTCAAAACCAAGAGCAATAAATTCCTTAATATCGGAAATACTGCCCGGAACTCCGCTTCTTCCGAATGAATCAATTACTGATTTTGCAAATTCTTTTGCTGTTTCTTTTACTGTCTGTTTCATAATCAATGACTTTTAATTTTCTTATATTTACCACATGCTAATATTAAATTTCCACTTTTGTGTAATTACTAAAATCACAATACAAGTATTGACACCAACCACCGAAGCGATATTTATCATTTAGATACCTACATTGGGAAGTCCACTTACTCTTTGTAATAATCTCGTACACCGTTCCTTTATGGATGAAAAGGTCGCCGACTTTTAAATTGGAAAGTTTAACTGTTTTCATTGGCACATTCTGCTATTCGCTAAAATCTATCTTCCCTTGTAGCACTTCCTCTGCATAATATTGGTCAAAAGACTTGTCACTAATCCACCAATTAAAACCGAATTCTGCATTGGTAAAGTTACGATTGAGATACCCGGCATCAATGAGCTTTTGTATGGTCTGAATCCATTTACGTTTTACATGGGGGAAGCGTTGCATATCCCTTATCTTCTGACGATAGTTCGACATCGGGCAAAGAATGCAGCCAATCCGTTTATATCCCTCATCATATAGCTTGCAGTGTGGTACTTTCACCACCTCATTCAGGAACTCCAACACATCACGTTCCGTCCAATTGATAATTGGAGAAACAAGTATCTTGTCCTTGCCTTTCACGCATGTTACCATCTGTTCTTTGTGTTCGCTCCACTGGTCGAAATTCCCGCTGAACTTATGGGAACTGATTTCGATTTCCTCACGCTTGCTCCGTCTTGTGCTTTCCTGCTTGCGGATTCCAATCAGCGTAACCTTTCCTGCACCGGATGTTTCCTTGAACTCGGCACAACACCATCTTATCGTTCTTGTAGGCAATAAGTGCTTTTTCAAAGCCATGTAGTAAATTGACATCTTAGGCTTTATCAGCTCCACATCCGGATAATTCCGTTTCACAAAGCGAATAACCTCTGGCGGGTCTATACTTGTAAGGTTCATGTGAGCCTTGAATTTTACTCCTGCCAGTTTTGCAATATGGTATAATGCCTGACTATCTTTTCCGCCGGAGAATGCCAAATAGAATCCATTCTCCGGGTCAAGTTCCAATGCCATTCTTTCACTCTTGCGAAGCAAGGTTATTGAATAATCTATTTTTGACTGTAAATTCATTTGTTTTCCTTTCTTTTATTCCGTTCCCGATTGTCTTCCGAAACACACATCTTGCACCATGATGTCTTTGTTCAGAACCACTCTTCATCCACTCCGACCTCTACCGAAAGCCAGTCCATGAGGAGGGTTATAAGGTTATAAATAGGTTTCATCTCACTAAACTTTTATCGCGTTGGCAATATTATCCGCATCCGACAGCTTTCTTACCAGCACATCAAACGCTGCTGTACACCGCTCTGTGTTCATATTGACCGTTTTCCCGATTTTCAAACAGTCGGAAGCAAGGTTCATCATCCTTGCCACATTTGAAAGCTTCAAATATTCCAACGTGAACCCGTTGAACCGTGCATCTTTCTTCCGAAGCTCTTTAATCCTTTCGTCAAACTGGATGCAGGCGTAATCACACAATGTCCTTGCAAGCTCGAACCTTGCAATCTCTGCGGAATGGGATATGCCGTTATCGTCGAGAACCTGCTTGAACTGCCAATACAGCATATCCACGTGCTTGTTCACTTCTTCCGTGTACTTGTCGTTGCAGTTGGCGAAAAACTCGCTCCGGTCTGAACCGATAACGCTGTTTACAGTACGCTCGTATTCCTTTCTTGCCTTATCGGCATCATTCAAATACCGCTTGAATGCCTGTTTGTAATAAGGCGTTCTCTTCATCGCATGCAGACACTCGATAACCTGCCCGCAACAGATGTCGTTCGTGAGCAATATGTTGTAGGTGCACAGAACTACAAGGCTCTCATACTTGTTGATTATCTGATTTGCCGTGTCGGTAGTCATTGCCTTGTCTGTTCTGCCTTGTTCATATTCTTGTTTCTGCTCTCTTTTGCAAGTTCATCAATCATGCGCTGATACTTCCTTGCCACCAACGGGCAGCGTATGCGCATTGCATTGTCACGCTGCCACTCCAATTGTTCGATTTTCTTTTCAATCTCTATGTCCATGATTATTTACCGTTTGTTTCTTATTTGGATAAACCCTCGTTTTTCGCATTCCTTCAACAGTTCCATATCTTCATCCCTTATATCGCATGGCGTCTCATGATTAACACTCATGTAATCCGATATGCCAAACTTTTTGCATATATCATAGTAAAAGCGTCTTTGCCTGCCTCTTGTCGTCCAACATATTGTAAGTCTCATACTTTATTGTCAAATTTATGCTTTCGCCACTACTTACGTAAACTGATACTACATACACGATTTGCCGCTCGTTTCATGGCTTCTGCATCTCCACTTTCCACAAGCTTACGTTCACGTTCAAGATACTCGATATAGGAAATTCCGTTGCTACCGCGCTCTTCTATCTCCTTTTGGCGCTGTAGTCGGTATTGCTCACGTTCGTAACGCTCAATGTCAATGCGGCGTTCCTTGATATAGTCAAGCATAGCGCTTGTAATCTTCATCGGGTCTATAGCTCCATAGAATCGTCCGTATTTCCCAGACTTAAACCGTGCAATGAAAAAGCATATCTCAGCTGCATTGATGTAATAATACTCAGAAATAAATATCTCTGCTAACTCATTAAGCTGCTCCTTAGTAATCTTGGTAGATACCTCTGCGAAGTCATTGAGTGTACCGAATTGAATTTTCAACCATTCCAAAGGGGTCTCATCTCCATAAGTCGAAGCCAATAGCCCTAATGTAGGTATGGAAAAATTCATGGCTAAATCGGAGTGAGTCGCCTTACACCTAACAATTTTGAACTGCAAATCTGGATTGTAATCAAGTATGAATTGTGCAGGGTCAGGATATTTATTCAATAACGCCCTCTGCTTCAAGTTCCTTTCTTTTTTTTGCGGCAGCTTCTCTGACTGTTGTAGCGACTGCAAGAACTGAATCACGTTTTCGCTGCTCGCTATTCTGTTGATTTTTACTAAGTCTTTCTCCATTGTAATTGCCTTCTAAAATCTTAATGAAATTTGTCGGTCTGAATATCCAGTCGAAATCACAATGCCAGTTTTGGTTATTATGCCCCAAAAGAAATGCTGATTGAGAAACATTGTTGAAAACAGTCATAATAGCCTCTTTCCCATATTCTGCGACTCTTGCTTTTACGGCTTTCTTACGTTTATCAGTCATTATTGTCACCTTTGGGAGCTTTCCACCAAACATTTTGTTGAACGTATCCATAAGAGCATTATAATTTATCTTATCGCCCTCGTTGCTTTCTGGTGATGTGGATTCCCCTTTTTGGGGGGCATAGGGGGGATACTCTTCATTCTCATTTTCATTTACATTCTCATTATTAATTAGGTTATTGTTTGGTTCTTCTTTGGTTTGGTTTTGGTTCTCTTTTGGTTCCTGTTTGGTTTGGTTTTGGTTGTAATTTAGTTTTTTCCTTCCACCTTTTTTACCGTTCTCAAACCTCTGATTATTAATGTCTATTTGTGATTTTGCCATAGCAAGCATCGCTTTCGTAATCGGCTTTAGTTGTTCAGTAGTTTCTCCATATAAGCCATACTCAATTATGGCTGTGAGAACGTCTCCCTGAACATCTCTCGGCAGATTCTTGATTGCTTCCCACCAGCTACTGTAAAAAACAAAACTATTTCTCATGATTAAATAGGTAAATCCGGTATTCTGTCTTCAAAATTATCGCACTCTTCAACCTCATTAGGCATAGGCTTTTGGGATATGCTAAATATCAGCTCTCTTTTCTCTTTACTGAACGTTCTGACTTTTGGATGATACATTACCTTGTTGTCTATATCGCATATAAATCTGCGGCGAGGTCTTACACTTGGAGTGAACTCATCATAATCACATTCATCAGGTTTATCGTTATATTCTATATCCTCTACTGTGAGGTGCTTGCATCCTATACAATAAGACCTATTAACGGGGTTTCTCTTACATTTATCCTCATGTAACGTCATAGCTCCTTTATTGAGTGATATTTTATTGCAGTGTTCGCAATGGTACACTGTTCTTACGTCTGTTTTCATTTTTAGTATAATTGATTAATGTTAGCATGATATATTAGCCTCACGAACTAAGTTTGACGCAATATTGAATACTTTGTCAAGGAAATGGTTTCTTTCTGCAATTTCAAGCTTTGATTCGTCACGCCTTACTTTCTTATAGTTGTTTATTGATATGCGATATAGGTAATACAATTGGTTATATATCTTGTGATACACATCCCGAGTAGAAGTATTTGTCGCCTCTGCGTATCTATTTACCAATTGTCGGATATTGTCTCGTATCGACAATTGAGGTATTACTTCCGGTGATAACGATAAAGATAAAAGCAGCTTCCCATTTTCTTCCCGCTCTTTCTTCATTGCCGCAATTTCATTCTCTACATTTGAAAGTCTGCGTTCTTGCTCAACCATTAACTTTGCTTGCTCAAGAAGAAATTCTGCACCAGAAAGTTTTTTGTTTTGTTGTTCTTTCAATGCTTTCTCCATTGCGTTGAAAGCCGCGATATATTCTAATTTGAATTTAAGAGCCTTCTTGCCATTAAAACCCATTGTCAAAAGAGTAAACCCATCCCGATTCATTATAAATATCGGATATTCTTGCTTGTTTTGCTCATTAATATAAGTGCTCTCTACAAACATGGGGGTATCACCAATTTCGGACATACCCTCTATAAGAGTTCTTATATCACGCAAAACATGTTGATGTTCTTTTCCAAACTTTTCAGCTATCAATAAGCTGTTGGTTAATACTTGGTCATTCTGACCTTTAAAAACTAATTCATTCATAAATATTATTGTTTATTTTTAGATTTTGCTCAATAGAAAAGTTTCTCTCCCTTTTTTCGGAAAGTGAGGTAGCCCGACAAAAGGCTACCCAACACGATAAGTATTTCAATCATGGCTGTTACTTCTTGACTATTCCCGTTTTTCTGTATTCCGCCCACTTATCGTACTGCTTCGTCTTTACGAGGAAAGAGAAGCACGAGCATTTTAATTCAATCTCCCTGCGTTCGCTCCATCTTGTCCATTCGAGAAGTTTTTTCGTAAACTCCAATTCCTTTTCAAGCTTTGCGATTTTCCGCTTGTCGGCTGCACTTGACTTGGCAACCTTTGGTGCAATTTCGTTCACCTTGTGAAAGACTTCACGGTACACGTCAAATACGGGGCGAACTTTGCGGGCGATAAAGTATTCTAAGCAGGAGACGGAGAGGTGGTATTCTATTGTTGGTCTGCCGCCTTTGGGGTTTTCCGCTTTTTGGCGCAAAACTTGATAATCAATGTCTTGGATGAATATTTCAGAAGTTAAAGCCCTAACAGCTTCTTGCTTCCTTCCATATACCAGCATCCATACATCATCAAGATTTACGGGATATTTTTCCTTTGATTTGGATAGATTAAGTACAGCAATAAAATACTTTCTGATTTCATCATTTGTACTTTTTAAAGATAAGAATGTCGCTTTCTCGTTAGCAACTAACGTAGATTGTGGGGTACATATTATTCGCCCGTTCTCTAATTCTAAGTTTCTTGGCATTGTGATTAGAATTTGAGTTATGTATAAAAAGAAAGCTGTCCGCTTCCCTGTTTTCCGCCAAGAAACACTACTATCTGCAAAGATACATAGTTCACAAGGGAATACGAACAGCCTATATTTATAGATATAATCTGTCGAATGGATATAAAAAATCCATGCATCTAAGCTAATAAAGATGTTTTCTTGGCGGGAAAACACCGCAAAGATACTAACTCAAACCAAAATGCCAAAGGAAAAATCAAATTTCTTTCAAATAATCAGTTACCACTTCTATAAACTCGTCAAGTGACCGGACAACGACATATTTAGCGCCGATACTTTCAAACTCCTTTTGATAGGCTTTCTGATTCTCCGACTGCCTGCCTGTTTTAGTCTTTAATTCCACCCCACAGAAAGGATAAAACTTATTCGGTATAAGAAGTATCAAATCGGGGAATCCTGCACGAACGCCCATCTGCTTGAACTTTGCTGCTTCGATTGCGTTGCGCTTTCCTCCATTAGGAGCATGAACCAGCCTTTTCTTCCATTTGGGATATTTCAAGTCCCAATATTTAATTATAGATTTTTGGAGAGAATCTTCTAAATGTCTCATATATATTTTACTTTAAGTTCAACATCCACCGGCTTATCTTTCATCATGGAGAAAGCATCGAGTATCCTCTCCTTAGTCAACTGGATAGGTCGGGTCATTATTTCACTCTCTATGTTTTCCAATGGTATCTTCTTTCCGTCATAAGTAATAAGAACCGCAGAAGTTATTACGTAAGGACTCATGTCTTGTATTGTTTCTTTATCTGCCTTGCAATCTTCTTGTTCAACTTGCTTAGACGCTCTGCCTGCTTGCTGTCACCTCCAAAATTATGAATGTCTGACTTTAGGTCTGCGATAAGCTTCTGAATGATTGCACCTTCGGATTTGGTTATTGTAAGTTTCATTCAAGTTTTTATTTAAATCCCCATTCCTTCATGTAGTCAATGTTTTCAGGAAATCCCTCTACTGATTTAGGACTAAGGAATATTTTCTCACTCTTCAATGAAGTACCTCCCCAAACAGTAGCAGGGCATTCTTCATATTCTTCTTTAGAAACTTCACTTACATTAAAATGGGGTTGGAAGCCATATCCCATTACGCTTTCCCCTAAGTAAGTACCAAACTTCTTTAAAGCCCATTGAAATGCAATATCTTTATATAGGTAATGTTTAGAAAACACAGCCACATATATTTTATGAGAGAAATTTCCTGTTTCTGTTAAGTCAGGATTACATCTGATACAGAAATACTTAATACGTGAAAGTATTTCTTCAACAAACCTTTCATGCTTTTCGCAATCTTCTTTCGTTAAGAACTCTTTCCCGTCATTTGCAATGTAAATAGTCTTGGTAATTTCTTTTGTTTCCATGATGTTTTTTATTAAAGCCCCGAAGCGTATTCTCCGGGGCACAACCATTATTTACTAACCCTTGCCATTTATGTGTGGCTCACATTTATGAGGTGGTAGCAGGACTTGCACCTGCATGATAGGAGTTTTTCTTGGACTTTCACCAAGTAGTTTATTCATTGACATTGCGGTCTATTCGGCATTACCCGTTATTAACTCAGTGGTTTGAATTTTTTTTTACGGCTAACCGTAACACATTGACTTACCAACCTATCTATAAGAGCTTCACTTTAGCGTCTCTCGTTGTTCCGCCATACCACCATTTTTGCCCGCCCAATCTTCACAGACCGGACAGGCAGGTTAACAAATAGTTCCCGGATAGGCGGTCAAGCCACACCGGGATAGTTAACTGTTAGCTGAAATTAAATCACTTAACCCGAACCTTTCACGGGACTTCTGCGTGAGCAGAGGGCTTTCGGTTAATTATATCAAGTCTAAAATCTTTGTCTTTGCAATAGCGTCCAGCTTCATATCTTGAAGCCCCTGTTTCATGTATTCCGCTGCCTTTTTGTTGGCATCGTCCATGTCTTTTGCAGCTATTAGAACACAATACTTGTTCTCTTTTTCTTTCCCGTTGTCGTCTACGAAAATCTCAACAAGAGTAACCTTATAGAAGAACTCATCTTCCTGTTTCTCATTAACAATATCACGTATCTTACTCCGGCTGATTGCGAAAACATCACACTCACCGTTGTATAGCTCATTGCCTTTCAATTCCACATGACCGAAAAGCTCATCATCAGTTATGTAATGTTCGGTGACTTCCTTTTCATCGCCTTTCTCGTTAACCTTGTTTACTTTTAGCTTAAATTCGTACAGCATGATATTATATGTTTATAGGTTACACATCAGAACGGGAGGTCGTCTTCCCCGTCGGTCTGTAGGGATGGTGCATCCACCGTAGCCGCAGCATTCCCGGAACCCTCAAACTCATAAGGCTTGAAGTCGCCCAGGTAAACCTTTGACTTGGCTTCTGCTTCTGTCTTGTTCGCATCCTTATACTGCTTTGATAAGTATTGTTTGCAGTAATGGGTATTGCCGTATTGGCTCGGCTCTCTACGCTCATTAATATTAACGTTAAGATAGACGGCTTTTGCTTTCAGGTTCTCGTCCATACTTACATAAAGGTCGTTTTCTTCTATCGGAATGACAACGCATTTCTTATTCTTGATTGTTGCTATGCCCGCTTTTTCGAGCTTTAGCAAATTTACGCTTCCGGTTAAATTCATTTTCTATTCTATTGTTTCTTTAAGTAAATACTTGGTCAAATCTCTATATTCAGCCCATTCAAGAAATGAGCGAAGCAGATTATAATTATCCTGCTCCATGCCATCGTAGCGATAGCATGTTATTGCAGGATCATAACGTTTCAACGGAATACCTCTGACATCATATCCATGCTTTTCTTTATCATATCCTTCAAATATGAACAAATCAAAATGAAATATATCTGCATTGAATAATTGGAGATAAAATTTCCATTGGCAAGAATTTATGTAATCGGCATCAATAGGATAAGAATATTTGGTTTTAATATCCCTAATTTCTACGCCATCTATCATATCGGCACATCCTGTTATAATAGCATTCCCAAAGTCCTTATAAAGGCGTATCTCATGAAAAGCATCAGGATGTTCATTCCTGTATGCAAGAGCGGCCTTACATTGTGGTATGTCAAGAATTATCTTGTTTCTCTCAATGTCAAACGCTCGTCCGCTTGGCATTTGTTCCTTTTGTTCTTTCCCGTAATAAAGAAAGGTACGCTCACCTGCTTTAACCTTTTCGCATTTCGGTGTACCTTCTTCCACTATTTTATGAAAAGCTTTTCCAATTCTCGTATATGTATTGCCTTCAAATGCACCTGATATACTGTCAATAACCGATTGTTCAGTTATCTCATAACTGGCGTAATCGCTTTGTTCTATGTATTTTCGGAATGCTTCCAGTTGTGTTACCCTAATAAGTGGTTTCATGCTTTAATAAACATTTTTTTGTCCTTGTCGAATGCGTATCCTTTTGTAGCAAGATTTTTTTGCATTTCAGAGAAGAACGGCAATTGCATGATTTTAGGCAGTGTCTTGGTTGCTTTCATCAATGAGATAATATCTTCATCAGTCATTGCAGCCGCAAGTTGCTCTCGTATTGCTGCAAGCTGCTCGTTGGCTTTTGCTTGTGCTTCTCCTTTTCCTTGAATAGATATTTTGACTTTTGAAACAATGTCAGACATGCAAGTATCAAATTGGGTTGTGCCATAATCTGGAATAGTAACAGTTTCAAGCCCGGCAACATTTTTCCCTACAAAATTATCTAACGGAGCAAAAGATATACAGCGTTTACCATTTTGGATAAATACATATCCAACTTGATCTGCAATTCTAACAAGCAGGTCTTTAGATTGCCCGGTACAATCTGGAGAGTGCTTTATCACATCACCATCTGCAGTTTCTTTATCATGGCAGATAAATATTATATCAGAGCCATTTGAACGAAGAAAATTGACGAACTCTTTGAAATCTTCGCCCATCTGTCCGAAACGTTTTAAAGAATTTGTTTTTAACTTATAGTTGTTTTCAATGGCATATTGGCTCAAATAATCGTCAAGCATAGACTTGGCTGTATCAACTATAATTGTTTTATACTCTTTCATTGCTTCCCGCTCACTATCTATGTCTTTCCAGTTTTTAGCCATTATAGTATCACAACGCTGTACTGCTCGGTCTGCACCTCTGTCGCAATCAATCAATAAGGGGGTATCGGCTGTTGTAGCAACACTTGTTTTCCCACTTCCCGGTACTCCATAAAGTACAATAATAACAGGACGTTCAGGTCGAACGTCATTCTTTTTTACGATTGGCATAATTTTATAATATTAAGTTTAGCAATATCTTGATAGTCCTTGACTAAGGCAGATGTTCTTTCTTTCTTCTTCCAAGCTCTTTTCTGTATATCCAAATGAAATACGAGCGGAATATTGTTTCAGCCTTTTATTAGAGGCTTTTCTATCTTCGTTCAAGAGGTTTTCCTCTTTATTCTTTGAAGACTGTTTCACTTTATTTTCCATTGTATTTTGTTTTTAAACCGCCCGTACAAGGTTAAAGGGAAGCGGTGCGCACTTCGCTTCTCTCACGGCTTTTAGTACGGTAATAGCTCTGACCTTTTCTGCGGCTGAATTTGGTTATTTATATCTCCATTTATAAGAACCGGCTGATGCTCTTTCCCCTCTTGCGCATGCTGCTATAGTTCCTTGATTTATTTTAGTAACTCTGGAAGCCTCTCTTGTGCTTCCGTATTCTTGAATTGGCACTCCTGTTAAACTATATTGTATTATAACTTTAGATGAATGATTTAGACTGCCGAATCTGCCTAAATTAGGAGTTTTTTTTAACCCAATTCTATATGCGTGTTTTTGATTATCAGAGGAAGAACACCATTCAAGATTTTCTACTTTATTATTAAATTTATTACCGTCTCTATGATTAACTTGTGGAAGATTATTAGGGTTAGGAATAAAAGCTTTAGCTACAAGCCTATGTATAGTGAATCTATTCATTACACATTTTCTACTAAGACTAATATTTAAATAAAGAGAACAACTATTAGGCTTTAAAATTTTACTATGAACATGTCTTACTCCATTTATATGGTTTACATATCTGCTCACAGATTTTACTCTACCTAAACTGGATATTTGATATATCCCTTCATATCCAATTATATCTTTCCAAATTTCTTGTTCCATAATTTATTTTTAAGAGGAAGGAGACAAGGGCAGACGACCTTTGTATGCTTATCCTATCTGGATGTCTTTCCAAATGTCAATAAATTGTTTTGCCGAATATTCCGCAAGTTCGCGTGTTTTATAACAAAGGCGAGACCCGCTACCCGCAGCCGCACACGCATAATCGTAACGCGAAACGTAGAAAGCGAAAGAGGAAGGAGACATAATGAAATAGGGATAATACTTGTTCTCATCCGAGTTATCCCAGTCTGCTTTCCAGCCTTCATTCAGAGCTTCCGTAATAACTTCCATTTTATATAACGCAATGAAATGCCTGCGCATGTCTTTGGGTAAATCTGAAAAATCAGGGACACCTTTTCTTCCTGTTTCTTCCATTGCGTCTTCAAACGTTTTGATTCTATCCATTACGTTTTGATTGGCAAATATTTCTTTGCCGTATAGATTTTCAAGCATCTGCTTTCCTTTATTGTCCGCTTCTCTCCAAGCCTTTAAAGCGTTCTTTTTATCTACATTTAAAGTCATAATTGTAAGTTTATAGGGTTATAGAATAAATTGTTTCCACAAATCAATGAATTGCTTCCCGCAATAATTGGAAAGCTTTTCGCTTTTCAAACAAAGGCGAGACCCGCTACCCGCAGCCGCACACGCAACATCGTAATACGAAGCGCAGAAAGCGAAAGAGGAAGGAGACCCATTAGGCTTGAACCACGGATACCAGCGTTTCACGTTAGCATTGCATACATTAAGTTTCTGACCTCCATTTAGAGCTTCCGTAACGATAGCCAGCTTTTGATAAGCAATATCGTGTTCCGTCAAGCCTAACTCCAATAGCTTTTTCTCATCGAGTGGTTCCCTTCCCAACTCGTGGCAAGCATCAAGGTAGGTTTTCACTCTTTCTGTAACGTCTTGTGAAAAGAAATCCTTTCCAAAAGATTCTTCCAATACTGTTTTTAATTCTTTTGAACCGCTCCGATATAGTTCACGGGCTTTTTGTTCACTTAATTGTAATGTTTTCATATGATTGTTATTAATTGGTTTCAAGAAAAAGCCGGACTATCTTCACAGACCGCCCGGCTACGACTAAACAAATACTTCATCTGTAGTGAAGATGTTGCGACACCCGGACTCGAACCGGGACGAGTTGTCAAGCTCCACACATCTAAGATTTGACATTCCTATCATAGAGTGCTGCGTCTACCATTCCACCATGTCGCAGTGTTTCCCGACCAGCACGTGGACGGGATTTGAAAAATACTCTAATTAACTCCTAATGCAAGGTTATGCCTCCACGGGGTTATCGTACTTACTATATTCTGATAAGATATACTCTTTTTCTTCATAATTTAAGGAATACGCTTTATCCATGAATTTTATTGCCATGTCCTCGTTGTTATCAGAAAGCGGATAGTAGTCGGAAGCAAATTTGTAAACTAACCATTCTAATCTCTTGTATTTTGCCTTGACTTCTTTAAGTCGGCTGTGTATTTCCGAAATAATTTCCGAAGCTTCGCCTAACTGCACATCATATTCCTCTTTGTCTTTCTGGGCTTGCTCTTTCAGTACCTTGTTCTGCGCCAAAAAACCGGAAATTTTGGTATAGAGTTCTTGGGAATACACAAAATCTGAATTGACAGAGAAATCGGGGCTGTTGGAATAAGAATATTTCTCTTTCTTGACAAGATACTTATAATCCTCAAATCCGCAACTAAGCTCTTCAGCGTCCTTCTTGCGTCTAAACGTC